ACTCTTCGTCAGTCACTAAAGAATCGTCAGACTTTCAATCAGGTTCTCCGTGAGCAGTATGCATTGAGCAGAGCTGCCGCTGTACAGTGGACAACTAATTCACGCGGCGGCAGCACTCTCGATCTTATCGTTCCTAGGGACGCTCCAGCACGCCTAGGAAATTTCAGACAAACACTTAACGCAGTACGAGCCGGAACCGTTTCTATGAATGTCGCTCTGGGCGAGATGGCCATTAAGATGGGTCTCGTTAGCCAAGTGGCAAATTCCGCTGCTGCGAATATGATCAAGTGGGGTAAGAACACTCAGTGGGCCGGTCGTCAGCTAATGGTTGGTTTGACCGTGCCTGTCCTCGCGGCCGGTGCTGCAATGGGTAAGCTTGCTTATGACGTAGAATCACAGATGACTCGTATCAATAAGGTATACGACTTCTCTGCTACGAAGGATCAGAATGCTGCAAAGAACATGCAGGAGACAGCCACCCTAAGAGCGAACTCCATGCGAGCTGCAAAGACGGCAGCAGAACAATTCGGTGCCTCAATGAAGGACACCCTAAGCGTAGAGGCTAATCTAGCCGCGACCGGTGAAAAGGGTAATGAGCTTATTGGTAAGACAACTGAGGTTATGCGTCTTGCAACCCTTGGTGAAATGGATTACCAGAAGGCTCTAGATACCACCATCACCTTGCAGTCCGTTTATGGTGACAATACTTCTAAGCTAGCAGAAGACTTCAACTACATGAACGCGGTGGAGAATGCAACCTCTCTATCTATCGAAGACTTCTCTAAGGCTATTCCAAAGGTAGCTGCACCAATGAAGACTCTTGGTGGTAGCCTACAGGACGTAGGTACATTGCTTGTTGCAATGCGTGCCCGTGGAATCAATGCTGTCGAAGGTGCTAACGCAATTAAGGCGTCATTCACCCGAGTCCTTAAGCCAACAAAGCAGGCTAAGGACATGTTTGAAATTCTTACCAAGCAGTCCCTAACAGAGCTAACTGACAAGACTAATGGTGAAGTTATCCCAACCTTCGTCGCTCTGAACAAGGCAACTGAAAATCTAAGAGGAAAGAATCGTCAGGCTCTATTCGCAGCCCTATTCGGAACTCAGCAGACCACACGTCTACAGGCCATCGTTGAAGAAATGGGTAACCTTAATGACGAAACGACTCAGGTTGGTAAGGCTTACAAGATTGCTGGACAAGAGCAGTCAGCATGGGCAGACAGTGCCAGCCGAGAGATGGAAGCCCTACAGAATTCAGCATCTGGACGACTAAAGATCGCTATTGAATCTCTAAAGGTTCAGCTAGCCGAAGCTGGTAAGCCGTTCCTTGAGGTTGCTGGTTACATTGTCGGTGCTGTTACTAAGATCGTAAAGGCATTCAATGAGCTTCCTGGCCCTGTAAAGACATTCGCATCAATTGCGGTAATCACTGGTGCTATCGCCGGTCCTATCATCATGCTTGCTGGTCTATTTGGTAACCTTCTTGGTCAGGCTCTAAAGCTCGGTGCCGGAATGCTCGGACTTGTATTCAGATTCAGAGCACTTCTACCAGAACAAGTAGCAGCAAGACTGGCCTCTATGCAGGCTGGTGTAGCAGCACAAACTCAGACTGGACAAATTGCAGCACTAACCGCAGTCATCAATGAACTCACAATTGCTCTTGGACGAGCAACTGGTGCTCAGGTTGGATTGAATAATGCTCAGGCTAGAGGTGGACTAGGTGTACGTCCTGGAACTGTTTCCGGAGCGCCTATCCCAGTTAATCAGCCAGTTCCAACTACTCCTGTTCAGGGTCCAATTGTTACGACCGGTGCAGGATATCGTGACGCCACTGGTAGAACTCTTACTGCCGCTGAGGTTAGAAATTGGCAGGCAGCTCAAGGCATCCTCTGCAAGCATTAATCAGAATGCAGCCGGAACCCGTAGAAGCTGGCAGCAGATGGGAAGCAGTTTCCAGAATGTAGCTGTTGCAGCAGGATTCATGGGAGTTATGGCATCCGATGCTGACAGCATGATGTACACCATTTCTCAGATTGCAATCGGCGCGGCGCTCATTGGTCCAATGCTAATCGGTCCTATCATGAAGGTCGGTGGAGCTATTAAGACAGCCGTCCTTCCAGCCATCTCAGCAGTAGGTACCGCAGCTAGCTCTATGTTCGGTGGAATTGCAGCACGTGGTGTTACAGCATTCCGTTCAATCGGAGCTTCAATGGCAGGTCCAATTGCGGCAATGGGTGGTATGTCAGCAATCATGGGAACGATGCTAGCAGCAGCTCTTGCTATTGGTGCAGCTTGGTACGTCATTAACAAGAACATCGCAGCTTCTCGAAAGGAACAGGAAAACGTCGAGAAGTCTGCTGACGCATGGGCAAAGACTCTAGGATTCACCTACACTGAGCAGCAGAAGATCGTTGCCAAGAACCAGGAAAACCTAAAGTCAATGAACGACCGTATGAACGAGTGCAAGAAGAACAACAAGGATGCCTACAATGACATGCAGAAGTATTACGATGCGTCAAAGGCAGAAAAGTGGGCTCGTGCAATTGAAGAGGGAACAAAGGTTCGTCTTCACGGTGGTACAGTAAGCGCGGCGCAGGAAGCTACCAAGGTAGCCCTTGCCATTATGGGTGAGAAGTTCTCTAACGCTGAATTCGAATCACAGCTAAAGGTAAAGGTTGACTTCGATGACGTTTCAGATGTTATCAAGAAGAGAATCAAGGAAGCTACTCAGGACATGTCTGACGCTACTAACTTGAAGTTTGATCAGGACAAGTCCGAGAGCTTCGCCAGATGGTTCGCTAACCCAGGAACAATTCAGCAGAAGGCTGGAGTCGCAGTTCGTCAGAACGCTAAGGATCTGTGGGACATCTTTGACAATACTCAGGATGAGGAAAAGAAGAAGGTATTCGACAAGATCGCTACCGCTGCCAACTCCGAGTCTGTCAAGCTATTCGAAACCTACAAGAAGAAGTACGCATCTGACTTCAAGAAGATGGGTATTGAGACCTTCGCTGACTTCACAAAGTATTTCGCAGAGAATGGAAACAACGACGGAACTCCTATCACTCAGAAGCTTGGAATGTCCATTGATGAAGTTCACAAGGTCCAGCGTGCTAATGACGCAGTAAAGGGATTCTCAAAGACTTTCGCAGATATGCAGGGTATTCCACAGGGCAAGGCGACATCTGACTTTAGAGATCTTGCCAAGTACATCCCTGAATTGGAGAAGACCAAGCAGAGTCTTATTTCTGTAAAGCAGGCCGAGGACGGATACTACTCATCTCTACGTGAGCGCAGTCGAGCCGGTGTCGAAACAAGTGATGCTGAAAAGCTTAACATCATGAACATGTACCGTAGAATGGCCGGACTAGAAGATGCCACAAAGCTTGAAGACGGATTCAAGAAGGCTCTAGACAAGTCAACCGTATCTCTTGACGAGAACATGGATGCATGGGAAGCCAACACTGACAACGTAGATCAGTTCGTCAGCGCCTACAAGGACACCTTCGCAAACACCCAGGAAGAGATGCTAGGGCGTGCTGAGGAATTGATGAATCAGCAGATGGAGTCTGAGATCGACGGCATTAACAACAATGCTGAGGCACGCGGTAAGGCCCTTGACGCAGCACAGGAGAAGGCAGACGACAGATTCGATGCACGTCAGGAAAGAACTGAAAAGCGATTCGAAGCCAAGCAGGAAGCTCTCGACAAGAAGTACGAGAAGAAGCAGAAGGCGTTTGACAACAGGTGGGAATCCATCATGGATAACCACGACAAGAAGTGGGACAAGCGTACTGATCAGACTAACAAGTATTACGATGCTCGAATCAAGAAGATTCAGGATGCCATCAAGGCTGAGGAAGATGCCGAAGCAACACGCCAGAAGATCTTTGAGGCTGAAAAGACTCGTATTCAGCGTGCTGCCGAAATGGCCAATATGGGCATTGACTTCAATGTTGCAATCAACTCAGGTAATCTAGATGAAGCTGCAAAGATTGGTAACAACATGCAGGCAAATCTTGACACCTGGGCAACAGAAGACGCATCCGCCGCTAGCCAGTCTGCTTCTGATAAGAAGGTTGAAGGTCTAAACAAGCAGGTCACCTCCCTTGAAGCCGAGAGAGATCGTCGTCTCAAGGTTATTCAGCAGATGGAAGAGGCAGAAAAGAAGCAGCTTGAAAAGCGTAAGGAGCGTGAGCAGGAAGCTCTAAATGCTCAGCGTGAAGCTGCCAATAAGTCCTTGCAGATTGCTCGTGAGCGTGCTAACAAGCAGATTCAGATTGAGCGTGAAGCCTACAACAAGATGATTCAAGCTCAGCGTGAGGCATTGCAGAAGGAGACACAGGACAAGATCAAGGCCGTTCAGAGGAAGTACGAAAAGGCTAAGTGGGGAATTGAGCAGGAGCTTGCTACCCTAAAGGCATTCGTTCCTCGTAACAAGAAGGAGCTTGATGAGCACATTGCCAAGGTTGAAGCTGCATACAAGAAGTACGGTGTCAACCTAAAGGGTAAGGGTGACGACTGGAGCAAGTACATCAAGGACAGCCTTAACAAGAACATCAAGACTGCTGCATCAAATCTAAAGAACACAATTGCGTGGGACAAGATTGGTAAGGCTGTTGCTAACGAGATTACCGAGGGATCATTCGGTCTTACAATTGGACAGTTCTCCGATTGGGTTTCAACAGGTAAGCTTCCAAAGTCTGGTCTAAATGAGAAGTCTGGAAAGAACAAGGCTCTCGACTCTCACCACGAGGGTGGACTTATTGGCGGAAAGCCTGGTGGATCTGGTAGAACTGGTTACTCTGGAAGCCGTGCCCATTCTGAGGTAGACATCCGTGCTAAGAAGGGTGAGTACATGATGAAGGATAAGGCTGTACGTAAGTACGGAACTGACTTCATGGAAAACCTAAATAACGGAAACATCGAACCTGGAATTGGTGGTTATGGTGACAGCATGGGTCTAGCCGGTGTTCTTGGTGCTGGCATGGCTGGTATGATGCAGGCTATCATTCAGGAAGGTATTCAGCAGGGCGCTCAGCAGGCCATGATGATGGGTATCGACGGAATGGCAATTCCGGGCGGCGCTGGAATGTACGGTGGTATTGGCCTAAGTGCAGAACAGATGAAGAACGCTGCTACCATTATTGGTGTTGGTAAGGGAATGGGTGCAAACAACAATGACCTTATCGTCTCCATCATGACAGCTATGCAGGAGTCAACTCTACGAAACCTAAACTACGGTGACCGTGACTCTCTTGGTCTATTCCAGCAGCGTCCTAGCCAGGGTTGGGGTACAGCAGAGCAGATCATGAATCCTTCTTACGCAGCACGTAAGTTCTTTGAGCACTTGCTTGCAATGAAGGGTCGTTCAAAGCTCAGCCTAACTCAGCAGGCTCAGGCAGTTCAGCGTTCTGGATACCCTGGTGCTTATGCTAAGTGGCAGGCAATGGCTCAGCAGGTTGTTGCAGCAACTACATTCCAGGCTCTAACTGGTAATGGTGGATTCCGTCGCCCAATTAATGCGGCTGTTTCTAGACCATATGCGCAGCACAATAACTTGCCAAGAGCTACTGACTTTGCTACTCCAGTAGGAACGCCAGTTATGTCAGCAATGAATGGTGTCGTTCAGACTTCTACTGACCTTCCTGGTAGTGGAAACGGTGGATACCGTTCATACGGTAGATACGTTATTGTTGCAAATGGAATGGACAGAACACTTTATGCTCACCTTTCCAATAGAAGTGCACAGGTTGGACAGACTGTTCGTGCTGGACAGCTAATTGGTTACTCCGGTAACACTGGTAATTCAACCGGTCCTCACCTTCACTTCGAGACATGGCGTAATGGACACACTGTTCCACCTGGCACCTTCGGAATCCCTGGCCTTGCAGTCGGTGGAAAGATCAAGTATGACAACACGATTGCTAACCTTCACAAGAACGAGGCAGTTCTAACGGCTCCACTGACATCTAAGCTTGAAAGTGGAATCGACAGAATTGACTCTGGAGGCGGTAACACTTACAATTTCAATATCAATGCTGATGCAATCAACACTGAGATTGATTTCGAAAAGGTTATCACAAAGGCACTCAACAAGATTGAGGGCAATAGAGGAAGGAGCAGAGTAGTCAAGTGATTCTACTAAAGCCAAGACTGATGAGATGGGCTAACAATGCCATCACAGACCACAATCGTGGAGAGCTGTCAGTTGACGTTGAACGAATTGAAAAGAAGCAGCGCATGGTGGACGGCACGATGCGAAAGTACATTGTCGCAGACAAGCGCACATTCAATGTGTCATGGCAGAACCTTCCGCACTCTGCTGCATTCACAGTTGATGGCTTCTGGGGAGCTAATGAGATCAAGAATTTCTATAACAGCAACCCAGGAGCATTCAATCTGGAATTGAGCTATGGAGACGGCACGGTGGAAACATATTCCGTGATGTTTTCAGACTTCAATAGCAGCCTTGTAAAGCGAGGGGCTTATGACATGTGGGAAGTATCAGTAAGTATGGAGCAAGTATAAAATATGCAAACAACGACATTCTATGTAAACAAGCTACTAAAGGAAGGGCTTGCCGTAACGGCCAAGCCTCTACTTATTGCTGAATGGAATCATAACCGATATGCTGGCATCCAGACAATTGACAATACTCCCGCAGAATATGACGAGGGTAATGACACCGAATACTACCCAATTGAATCAATCGTTGATCCATTGCGACCTTCAAAGAAGGGTATCGCAAAGGCACGCGCAGGTGTAGAGGGAACTGTAACAGAATATACAGACAGACCTTCTAATACAAGATTCTATGTCGCAGACTATGATGACATTTACAAGTATTGGTCAAGCCCGGTGGCAAGTAGTCTCATCGGCGGCCTCAATGGATTCACTAAGACAGTACAGCCATATGTAATCTACAAGACGTCATCTTGGACCAACAAGCTGTACTTCCTCTTTGAAACTTCCGCAGGATGCTGGCCAGTAGATTACGATATTCAAATCACCACCAATGGAACCACTTGGACGACTGTAGCCAGCGACATCATTGCCAATTCAGATGGTCAGGTCACTATCTATCGCCAGGCAAATGGAACGTGGGGAACAACTGTTTACCGTGACAACCCTATTCAAATTAAGGGTGTCCGACTCATGGTCAACACTGTTTCTGCATTGAAGAAGTATCTGGAGATCATCGAGATGTCTGCCAGACTAGAAGTTGATATGACTTCAACTCTGATGACTGCTGATTACAACTTCACCATGTCTGACACCAACTTTCTGACTCCTCTTGGAAATGCGTCATCAAATACGGCGTCCGTTGAGCTTTCAAACATTGATGGAAGATACAACAATACAAATGCAGATTCAATGTTCTATGGATTGATTGACAAGAATGTCAAGATGACTTATAGCCTGGGAATTGACCAGACACCGGCCGGTGGAAGTGGTTTCTCATACATTAGACAATTCACTATGTATGTAGACAACTGGCAGGGACAAGGAGAAGAAAGCTGTACAGTATCTCTAAAGGATGCATCAAAGTTCATGCAGGAAATCAAGCCTCCGAAGATGTTCTTTGAGCAGATGACCATTGGTCGAATTGTATGGCAGCTCTGTGACGTTATCGGATTCTCTGACTACAGCTACGAAAAGATTGATGATGACAAGGCCACTCTTGTTCCATACTTCTGGACTGATGGCGAAAAGAGCATTTGGGAGATCTTCTCAAATCTCGCAGTCACCACGCAGAGTGCGATCTACTTTGATGAATTTGGTGTATTGCAGATTCTCACGAGAGACCGAGCATACAATATCGGAAACCCAATTGCATGGCAGCTTGATGGTGTAAAGGACGGAACAAAGCAGCCGGACATTGTTGAAATGTCTCAGGCTTATGACTACGAAGCAAACAATGTCACCGTTCGATACAGCAAGACGAGCATTTCCGATATGGTTAGAAGAGTTCCAAAGATGGATGTCGTGTGGCAGCCGGAAGGTGATGTTGTTCTTCGAAGCAGTCAGCTACGTGAAACCATGAACTCTACTCAGGACTTCATTCGCATGACAGGCTCTGAGGCAGCCGTGTGGCCTTATCAGGGAATTGTAGAAATCGAAGGTGAGCTGATGCGCTATGGAACAAAGGGCTATTGGTACTACAACAAGTCTGGAGTTCTGACATTCAAGGCACTCAAGAATGCTGACGAAAAGAAGCAGATCGATGAGGAGCTAAGTTCACCAGAACTTGCTTACAAGAACTACTTCTCTGGATGGTATGGAAGTGTTGAGCGAGGTCTATGGAATACATATCCTGCGGTCCACAAGGATGACGCATCTGGATACGGAGTGAAGGTTGCCAGTTATAATGGAGACTACAAGACATGGACTGGTGGATTCGTTCACAATAAGGATCAGTCAACGATCAGCTTGAAGGCTACGACAAAGACGAATATCAATACCTGTTATGTTGCCTCTCGTGGTAGCGAAACAGACAAGAGCATTTGGTATGTCGGCACCAGAGTGAGATTCAGAGATTCTGGATACAACAATGGAATGGCAGGAATTGCATTCAACCTCGGAACGAAGGACAAGGGCTACTTCCTTGAGCTTTGCCGAACTGACAGACTTCCTGGTGGAAGAAAGTATCAGAACGAATGTAACTTCTACATCAGAAGATCAACTGGAAAGCTTGAGAGATTTGGACCAGATAAGGGTAAGGGTGTGGCCATGGCCATCTCCAAGAATGTCTGGTACGACATTGACATTGCTATCCGAATGGAGAATGGTGTTTATGGAGATCCAGGGGCACTAGTTGGTCACGTAATTCAGGTGAGCATCAATGGTATTCCAACCATGACGTTTACCATTCCCGTTGCCAAGAAGGAGCCTTTGACTGGACGATTCGGGGTCTTTACCCGTGGAAGCACTCACGCGGACTTTGAGTACCTTTACGGAAATGGAACGACTGAGGATCTGCATATCGATTCAACTGCTATGTTTGATAGAATTCGCGGTGGAATTGTAAGCAGTCAGGCTGACTCAGAATGGGTATATAAGTGGCACTACACAAGCCACATTGTAAAGAAGAGAAAGAAGTTTCTATGGGCCAGATATGCTCAGAGATTCTTTGATGACTTTGGTCCAATTGGTCACGAAGTAAGAGAGTTTGATGTGCAGTTCGAGAAGTTCCCGGCTGTCCACTCAAATCTTTACTTCTCCAACACGAGCCAGGTAATCAATCCGGAATACACTGCTGACCCATTCGGAGCCAAGTTCATTCTTTCAAACGCTTACAGGTCAAACGCGGTGCTTAATGGTGAGGACACACTTACCTTTGGTGCAGACAATCCTGTAACTCAGCAGATGATGATCTATGGCAGAACTGTTAACAAGGAAGAGGAGAAGACGATTGTTTCTAAGAACGAAGATGCAATTCGTCGCCGTGGAATTGTTGAAACAGAAGTTCAGTCAGATTGGATTCAGACTGAGGCAGCAGCTCAGGCACTAGCAGACTGGATTACTTATCACTGGGCAGATGGATGTGACGAGGTGGAAGCAACGATCTTTGGTAATCCATTGATCCAGCTTGGAGACATCGTATCCATTAACTACCCACAAAAGGATTTCGATCCTGTAACGCATAGATACTTTGTTGTAGGAATTCGCCGTGGATTCAATGGTGGATTCGATGACACAGAACTCACTTTGCGTCGCGTAAAGGCTTAATTTTGCTTTGAGGTAACACTCAGATATAATTGCTTCATGAGCATTAACAGCAATCAAGTAATCAAGAAGCCGGACATCATCCTCGACCCCAATTTCTTCCTACCACCTGGGGTCGTTGATGCACGTTATCCTGATGAAATCGAGGTCGATCAAGAAGAGACCACTGACGTAATTGACACCGACGATGTTCTCGATGTCGATAGCGACACTCTATCCGAAGTTGATGAACCAGAAGAAACTGGTGAAGACAATGAAACCTCAGTTCTTCTTCCTCCGGATACAGTGATCGTTGTTAGTCAGACAATTAGAGCCGGTGAAAATGGCCAGCAGGTTGTTGATGTTATTCTGGAAGTTCCAGATGTTGACGAATCAATTCAGATCGACGTTAGGATGACAAAGGTATGATCACTACTCAAGGCAAGTCAATCATTTTCCGTTACCTGGCCGGGTACGTCCCACGCATTGCAGAATCAATTGCAATTGGCGTGGGTAATAGTGCTGCCTCCATAAATGACACAGTTCTGGATTTCGAAACGAACAGAGTTCTGGTAACCATCACGGCAGCGGACATTGTGAACGACAAGATCGTATTCAAGGGTGTCATCCCACAGGAATTCGTTGGAAAGATCTACGAGGTAGGATTGTGGTTTGGAAGCCCGGCGCAGAATGCTGGAGCTAGCTCAATCATTGTAGACTTTGACTCAACAGGAGAAGCCTGGGATACAGGAACATGGGATACCACTATTGCCAGAATTGGAACTGATGCACTGCAAATTGCCGGTGGTCAGAGTAGCACATTGGCAGACATCGCCATTGATCTATCAGGCTATTCAGATGCCGACTTCCTTTCCCTTGCCTATTCAGCAGACGCAGCTATTAACAACATAACAGTTCAGTTTAAGACTGACGATACAAATTACTACTCATACACATTTGCTGCGGCTACAGGATACGAAGTAAAGTCATTCGGAAAGACAGCAATGACAGCAACAGGAACTCCTGATTGGGAAAACATCACCAAGATCACTGTGTCAGCAACTGGAACTGGTAATATCGTATTCGATGGAATCCGAGCAGAAGACAGCGATACAATCAGCAACGATTATGCTTTGGTAGCCAGAACAGTCCTTTCTACTCCAAAGACAAAGACCAACGACAGCGAAATGGACATTGAGTACGCATTGGAAATCAACATATGAGAATTCTTCTAAGAGATCTTACCCCAGGTACTGACTACAACATTCAGCTTCGTTCCAACGATGGAACGAATGTTTCTGAATGGAGTCGAGTATTCCCTATGACAACCGTAACTGATACTCTAGCGCCAGCCCCGGTGCAGAATGTCACATGGGTTGTCAATAGAAGTGCATTCTCTGGTAAGTGGGATGCAGTAACTCAGAACGAAGATGCATCACCTCTCCTAGACTTCTCTCATTACATTGTCAGAATTCAGAGCGGTGTGACCTACAAGGATGTTAGGACAACTAACAACTTCTACGATCTTCCGTTCGAAACGAATAAGGCATTCTTCGGTACTCCACAGGCCACCCTATCAATTACCGTATTTGCTGTGGACACCACAGGAAACTTCTCAGACGCATCTTCAACTGTATCCGCCACTAATCCACCACCACCTGATCCAACAGGTGTAGTTGCTGCTGGAATTGTGGGCGGTGTAAGTATGCGCTGGGATGTTCAGTCAATCGATGACCTTGCTGCCTATGACGTATACATGAGCACTTCTGGATCTGGATTTACGCCAACAACCAGCAACAGAATCTACAGCGGAACCGGAAACACCGTCGTATATGATTCAAGCTCTCTGGGAGTTATCCACTACTTCAAGATTAGATCACGTGACGTATTCGATAGCATTTCAAACTACGTCACTGTTTCAGCGACCCCAATTTCACCAACTGATGTCGATACGACTGCTCCAGGTGTCCCAACCGGTCTTGCTGCAACAATGGCAACTGATACCAATGATTCTGCATTTGCTACTGCTGCCGTTTCATGGACTGCTCCATCTGATACTGACCTAGCAGGATATGTTGTACGATACAAGCAGAACGCTTCAACGACTTACGACTATGTAAACGTTCCAGTGGGAACAACTTCAATCACAATTGGTGGTCTAGTTGTAGGTGTTCAGTACAATTTCTCAGTCCAGTCATTTGACCGAAGCACAAATAGATCAGCATTCTCAACTGCTGTAAATGCGACGGCGGCGAATACTGCACCATCTACTCCTGCGGCTCCTACTGCTTCAACAGGTTCCTTGCAGCTACAGGTTAATCAAGCATTGCAGAAGTCTACGACTGGTCGTCTTGAAGCTGACGTTGCCTATCTTGAGGTACACCTAGGAACGACTTCTACCTTCACCGCAAGCGACTCCACACTAATTGGACAATTGCAGGTCGAGCCAGGTAGCACATTCGTTTCCGAAGTTTTCCCTGTGGCCGTTACAGACTCCACAACCGGTAAGTGGGTACGAGTCATTGCCGTTGACCGTGGAGGACTAAAGTCTTCTGCTTCTGCGGTAGCTGCCGTAACCATCGGTCTGATTGTCAATACAAACATTGCCGATGCTACGATCACGTCTGCCAAGATCAATAACCTTGATGCAAACAAGATCACAGCCGGTACTGGTATCATCAATGATCTTCTTATCAAGTCAGCTCTGACAGTAGATACTGGTGGTGTAATCAAGTCAACCAACTACGTAGCAGGAACGAGCGGATACCAGCTATCCAATACCGCTCTTGAAATCAATGGTGGAACAATCAAGGCTGCCGCATTGCAGCTACAGGATGCTCCAAACATCGTTCTTCCTCAGTTTGCTGATTACGAATTCCAGACAACTTTCTATACTGGAAAGCATTTCACCTTCAACGACGGCGGAACGACTTCATGGGCAATTGCAACTGCTCCTGAAATTCCTGCTTCTAAGTTCGGAACTCAGGCTCTCAAGCACACATGGACCGGTGGAGGAACGTTCTCCAGAGTTTATCAGGCAGCTACATCAACTGATTACAACACTCTATGTGAGCCAAATACTGACTACATCTTCTCTGCCTATGTCTTGAATCTTACTGGTTCTGGAAACAAGGTGGTCGGTCTTGCAGTCAAGCTAGCAGACGGTACATTCGTACAGCCTGGTGCCACTCCTACAATTACGGCAAATAGCACATGGACCAGAATCTCAGGTACATTTAACACAGGAAATAACACTAGCTTCCTTACCTACTTGAGCCTTTACACAACTGGAACCGTGTACTTCGATGGTTTGCAGATTGAGCGAAAGCTCACCAGCTTGACAACTCCATCTCCATGGAGAGCACCAAGCTACACAACCATTGATGGTGGAATCATCCGTACTGGTGAAATTCGTTCAACCGCTTTGGCAAATGGTCTTTCAGGGCAGCCAGCATGGTCAATTAACATGACTGGTGGTGCCCAATTTGGTGATGCCACAGTTCGAGGACGTATTGTCGTCGGTGACCCAACTAATCCAACTGGTGATGGTGTAAATAGCCGAATCCACTCAGCCAACTATTCTGCTGGTACATCTGGATGGATCATTCGTAATGACGGATATGCTGAATTCCGTAACCTTGCTGTCAACTCAATCAAGGTAACTGCGCTTGACTCACCAATGCAGAACAACACTTATGCCAAGTTGTTCGACTACATGCAGGACGGAACTCTTTGGCTCACGTATGGTTCTGTAACTCAGAAGACTGACCCTGGTGCGTACTCTGCTGAATCACTATTTGAATTCAGTGGTCCTGGCCTAGTTCTGAGAAATGCAACTGGTGTTACCAAGGTTGCTTACGACCCAACCATTCTCTACCGTATCTCCGCGCGTATCCGTGCGTACTCCGTAGCGACCCTGAACAGCAACTCAGGATTTGAAACAAACACGACTGGATGGTTCGCCTACGGTACAAACAGCATTACGCGAGACACCACCAAGAAGTTCACAGGAACGGCATCTGTCCGATGGGATCAGGTTGGTTCCTCAAATGGTGTATACGGAATGGGAACAGTTGTCAATGTAAAGCCAGGATATAGCTACACATTCTCAGCTCGAATGCTCCCAAACAACACAATCATCAGAGACAATCTAAAGATGAACATTGTGTGGAAGGACGCTGCAAATGCAACCATTAGTACAACCTTCAATGACATGCCTGCTCCAGTTGACACAAACGGTGTGGTAATTCCAATTGATGGAGTAACTTGGTCTCAGTTCTCATCTGTCGGTGTGGCTCCTGTTGGAGCTGTAACCGCTAGCTTTGAAATTCAGGCCGGTATTTCAGGAAGCCCGGTGGCAGGAATTCAGGGTTGGTTTGATGATGTAACTGTAACCACTCCACCACGCATCAAGGTGGGTCTATTCGGATTCGACAACAACAGCAACATCATCGACTGGGATTATGTAGACGATGCGACTACTCCTACAAAGAAGCACACAATGCCTACTGATTACAGCCTTCTTTCTGGATATGCTGCGAATCAGTATATGCTTGTTCAAAACAATACTGAGGTGCAGGTCGCTACTGGTAGCTCAGCTACAACTTCTGACTGGATTACTGTAACTGGATATGTCCGTGGTCGTGGTGGAGCTGGAACGACTGGCGTATTGGGAACTCAAGGCCAGCACAATGACCCATACGATCCAGCGTCACTTAATCAGGCAGTTCGTTATCTTGTTCCTTATGTGGAATGGGATGTTGCTGCTGGATCTATTGCTCAGCTTGACCAGTTCTCAATTGAGGCATATGAAAATGGTGCTCCAGCAAAGGTTGCAACCACCGATGTAAATGGTGAAAAGGCTGTCTCTGTTGAAAACATTCAGGGATCAATCTTTGACCACGCAATCAGATTCTACACTGGAGAGGTCGATGAGCAGCTTCCAGGAATGATCGGTCACGTAATGGATGGTGACTGGAACGACGCTTCACATTTGAGAATTGCTCCTCCTCTGATCAACAAGAATGCAAATTACGGAAGCGTATTTGTAGGTCTTTATGACAGAAATCCAAACTACATCTACGATGCAACATTCGAAGACGGCATCACTGGATGGTCTGGAATGGCAAATACAGCTCTGACACAAGAGACAACTGTTGGTAGAGAGGACACCAATTCACTAAAGATCACTGCAACTGGAACTATTTCCAGCCCGGCAACAACTGAGCTTCTTGGTAAGTATTCAGTATCAACTCTTACTAATCAGGAACTCATCGGACAGAAGGTAACAGTTACTGGTTATGCAATGATGGGTACTGCCACGGGCAGAAACGTCCGACTTGTTGTTAAGTTCATGGACGAGGCCGGTGCAATGATTCAAGGATATTTCATTGAAAAGGCAGTAACCAATACAGCATGGGTAAACTTCTCATTCATCTCACCAATTGTTATCCCTGATACCTGCTACTCTGTTGAATTCTCATTCTCATGGTTCAATGGTGCAACTGGTGACATTGTATATGTCGATGACGTGCAGCTTGAAATGGGAACAAGGACAGACTTCCGTACAGCATCAGGAAGCAGAATCATGCTCCAGTCTGACTACGTAAAGTCTAATGGTGGAATCATCGTTTCAAAGTCTGAGCTTGATCTTCCAGATAATGTATGGGGAGCAACAGTCGGTGGTCGTCCTGATACGCCATTCTACCCAGGAATTATTCTACAGTCCGAAGGTGGAACCGGTGCAGTCAGAATGGTTAACTACACTGATTCAAATGGTAACCGAGCCAGCACACAGCTAACCAACTTCTCTCCAGCCGGTGCGGAAGAACATGGAATCAGATTCTATGGAATGAATGACGCTGTATATCCAGGTCGTTGGGTTCTTACAAATGCCAATGGACAATTTGTTATGTCTAGCTACGCCGATGATGACGCAGATATGATGACTAGTCGAAATGTTCGTGTTTACGGACACCTCGATGTTGACGGAACTCCTCCATGGGCGAACATGACTTTGACAAATGGTTACACAGTAGTTTCTGGTGCCTACACACCGTCATACTGGACTAGCAATGGAAATGTATATCTAAGAGGATTGCTGGGAACTGCTATCAAGGGAGCAACATCATCCCAGTATTTTGCAACTTTGCCCTCCGGATTCAGACCAGCAAAGACTGTTTATCTTCCAACAGTGGGTTATAATGATGTGTCATCAGCCCTTTCTTGTGTTGTTGTTATTAACACATCAGGTGGTTGTTTCTGGTATGCAACTGATGGTACTGCCACGACAAGAACATTCTTGCTTCTAGACGGCCTTTCATTCAGCACGGCTCCAGATGCAACAACTACAACTCCAACTGGAGACACGACGGCTCCTAGCGCGCCAACCGGATTCAAGATCACTGCCTTGACTTCTAGCACAACAACTGGTACATATCGTTTGAACTGGACCAATCCATCAGCATCAGACACGGCCGGTGTCAAGGTTATCTGGAGAAGCGACAGATATCCTACTGTAACAATTGCAGGAAGCGGTACTAAGACTCTGACCACAGATGGAAAGATTATTACCGTAACGGGCGGTGCAAGCGCTGCAAAGCAGTACGACCACTCAGGTCTACCAGTGAATAAGACGATCTACTACCGAGTTGTTTCTTATGACTCAAGCGGAAACCACTCTACGTACGTATCTGCTTCACGATACCTACTTGCTTCACCAGTAACTGTTACTGCTAACTCCTCAGACTCCTACCGTCTTGGATATGGTGGTATGTGGAGAAACGACGGTGACGATGTTTACCAGGGTGACTGGACAGGAAATGACAATCACAGAGGTCTTTACTTCTACGGAACAAAGATCTACGATGCTCTAAATGCTGGTGGTGTAGT